CGCAAACAACTTACCAAACGTTCCAGCGGTGATGTGTCCTGCTGTTGCTCTATCATAAATCGTATCAACAATTTGTGAAACCGGGTGAACATGAGTGGTTAAAATAATAAAGCTATCTCCATCGGCCGGGGCTTCTGATAGATCTTCATCTAGTACAATAGTTTTTGATGTTCCGTTGTAGCTTCTGATCGGCTTGGCTTGTCCCTTAAGATTGCCACTGATAAACGCAAGCGTTAAATCAGAATAATGACTGCTCGTAGCTTCTGTTAGATTCGTCACAAACGTGTTAACAGTTGCGCCAACATCGTTAACGCTAGACTCCTCGGATATAACACCTTCAACAATTTGCCGAATAGCCTTTCCTAAGCTGCCGTTTGTGTTATGCCCGCTAAGTGCTTCATCAAGCAATCCGTCAACAACACTCTGAACTAATGGCGGTGCTATCGTCGGCATCATAATATAAGATGAGGTCGCATCAGGGTTTACAGTCCAATTACTGTCAACAGTAGCCACTTTAGTAGTGCCGTTGTAATCAATAACTCGTCGCGATTGATCTTGACCAGTGCCGCCGACTATAAACACAGTCTGGCCTATATAGTGATCGTCATTACTGTCGCCAGACGTGTTTAGCGTTATAGTGTTTGCACTCCCGCCTTGCGCTTGCCCTTCGTTAACGTGGCCTTTTCCTGAACCAGCGAAAACAACATAACTTGAAGTCGTGTCCGGGTTTGTGCGCCAGTCTTTATCTATAACAGCGACTTTAGTAGTGCCATCATAGTCTAATATAGAGCGTTTCTGACCTGCTCCCGCACCGGCAACAATTAAGACTTCACCTGGATCATATTGCCCATTCGTAGCGCTTGCTGTAGCTGCTAGCGTTATCGTGTTAGCTGTTGCCGCTTGCGCCACGCCTTGATGAACCTGATCGACCACAGGTGAGGTAATCGTTAAAGCTACCGCTCCACTTGAATTATCAGTTATCTTAAACGTGCCACGCACTGATATTGAACCGCCTGTGCAATTAGCATTAATGACTAGCTGGCCATAACCCTCCAGCGACATATTGTCACCGGCTGCAAAGTTTTGTATCTCAATGCCGCCCGAATATCTTCTGAAATTAAAATTGCTTGCTCCAACCGCAACACCGGCATCTAATACTGGTGTTCCACCACCTGCGACTTTGCTATAGCAATCGACTAGATTAAATGTTCCTGCTGAGCCAACAGTAATGGTTCCGCTTATCCCGCTTCTTAACGCATCAAACGGCCCTAGCGTACAGGTGCCAATATCGCAAACATGCAAATCAGGATTGCCAGCGGTAACCAATCCGGTGCCGCTAATGACAGCCTCATAAAAATGTGAATCACTAATATCCTGGCCATTAAGCGCAAGATTCCAAGACTCACCATAAAAAACGTGATTGTTATAGGTGGAAGGAAGCGTTATAGAGCTTCCGGGCGCTATAACGTATCTGTTGAGACTTAAAGCAGTGTTTAACGTATCAGCTGCCGCAATCGTTGAGACTGGGTTATCTGCAACACCGTCCACGTAGGATTCAGTGTTTGTGTTACTCGCTCCCGTGTCGATCCATATAGCGCCCTGAGCATATCCAACGGTTTGAGAGACCACCGAATAAGAAGCATAGATTCTATCAACGGCAAGTGTCGCTGAAGTTAAGCCTGAAGCAGCATAGAATCTTATTCTGACTTTACCGGCGTTTGCGCCGGTGCCTGTGTTGCGTTTTAGTAAATTCAAGGACAACTCAACGCTAGTAGTGCCATTAGCCCCTTGTAGCGTGCCGATATTGTCCCAGGTTGCCCCGACCCAGTTATAAGCCTGGATCGATAGAGAATCATTAGCCCCTTGTAGGTATCCATCTATTACGACCTCGACACCTATACCATTGCCGCCAACATCAAATTCATAATATAAATCTAAAGCGCCTGCTGTGTCTGTGTGCTGATGGAAAACGCTATCTAGTGTTGCAGTATCTGCAAACGTGCCCGATGATTGCGTGCCCGTTGTTAGCGTATAGCTATCAGCTTGTGTTGAGATTGAAGCAGAACCAACCGACAACGCGCCTAGCTGCGCCTGCGTGGCAGGTGCCGCGTCATCTGTGTATCCGGTGCCGTCATACATGGCCTCTATATTGTCGGCCGCCGCGCTATCGCCGCTAATTTTGATTATATCACCTGACACCTCGCCGGTTGTCGCTGCTATAGCCATGTCGTTGAAATTTGCTGGATTAGTGTATACCGCACCAGGGACGCCGATCACATTAACGTTAGCTGTGCTAGAAGCGGGAGCAATCAATAATAAATCACCGTTGGTTTCTGCTGCTGTCACGTCAAAAACGTAATAACCATCCTCTAATTCGGTTGGATTAGTGTCATCAACAGCGTTAGCCGCTCCGCCATCTATTCGTATGTTTGCGGTAATGTTTGCAGCGTCGCCCGTAACAGGTTGACCGGGATTGGTTCCTGCTTCGCTTTGGAAGGCGTAAACAACCCATTTTCCAGATGTATTTTTTTCCATTTTATCAACCTGCTAATAATCTGTTGTAAATCGAATTTATTACCGAGTAACCGTTTCCGCCGCCGCCAGCCGCTACATACTCATCGAACCCTATATCACAAGTGGTACCGCTTCGCGTATCACCGTCAATGTCAGTAGTTGGAACGCTAGCGTCACTAGAGGGTCCAACACCATCTGTTAACAGTGTTGATCCAAATGCTAAATGGAAATCCTCAGAACCTCCCGTCACACTAACGAACTCTGTGGATGCCGTTATAGAGTGAATGCTATTGGCGCCGGGGGCGCTAGTATCTGATGAAGCGTTATAGTCTGAGCCTGTTGCTAGTGTATACGTTTGCTCGAAGTCGGCTCTAGTGCTTGAAGCTGATGCTATGCCTATACAGTTAACCACTTTGAATTGGTTGTTAGCGTCCTGCTCTATGAATGAACCGTTAACCTGGTCTGTAGAGTTGTAGTCGTACGCGGTACAGTTGTAAACCTCACCCATCCCGGTGGATGTTGTACTAACACCGATAGGAGAACGCCCTAGTTTGTATGCCAACCAATTATAATGAGTAACGTTTGTAGCGCCGGTACTTTGGAATACTGCATACCTAGCTAAATCATAAAAGACGCTGTTTTTTACTGTCCCATCATTTTTTGCCGTGCTAAATAAGATACTCTGGTTTGCCGTCCCGCTCCCGTCGAATTGAAGTTTATCAAAAACCGTGTAATCACAATCGCACTGTATTTGCGTGGCTGAGGTTGTTGTTAGGTGGTACAGGCCTGTATCAAGAGCACCTGCCGCACCATCATACTCACCCTCAATAGTTGCAAAATGCGTTGCATCAACAGTAAACCCATTGAGCGTCACTGCGGTACTATCAGCACCGCCAGAACATATGACTCGATGAGTGTCACCATCCGTGACTAAGTCTGTGCCCTCGTTAGCCTCCCACTCTGACAAAGTGGCATAGGCACGATTCGCGCCCGCTGTCGCGTTGGTAGTGCCGTCACCGCCTGCGGTGCTGGCTGTGTTGACGTAGCGTAACACCTCAGCCATTAAGTGACATCCCCATCTACAACAGTGCGGTTAAGCCTGCGGTGCAACAGACAATCCCTAAAGACAGACCAGTCTAGAGTAATCTGTTTGTTTGTTAGTAGATGATTTCTAGCGCCATCACCCAACACTGTCGGCCTGAATCTATATAGGTATTCATGCTCTAATTCATCTGTCTTCTCGCCATCGATATATACAGGCTCCAGGAACCGCTTTTGAACTATATCAACGGGCACGTTCATCACGAACACAAACCCAGTTCTAGGGCTAGATATAGTCTCGGTGAATGTATACTCACTGCCAGTTGCCGCACCCGGATTGTAAGTACCAACTTCATCGGCGGGAAAGATATTGATTACCTTACCACGCTTATCGGTGTTACCTGCAACTAGGACTATTTGAAAACAAAGATCCATTAGAACACCAAATTCAATTCATACCAGCAAGCATTGCTTCCATCTTTTGCCGACGATCCGCTTCAGCTTTTCGCTGCTCGAATTGAGACTTTTGGAAAGCTTTAATGTCGTGAGCGTCTGTGATTCGCCCCATATGTCTATTTTTCTGAATGATGAAATTATCAAGATTAATAGCCGCATCATCATAAGCTTTTTGCGCGGCTCTTAACGTCAAACTCGCTTTCGATAAAGCCTCTTTCAATTTTAGCTCGGCTTCATCATCATCTTTTTCTGTGTTCTGCTCTTTTGCTTGCTCGGCTTTACCGCTAGAAACAGCTTTTAAATCTTCACGGGTGATCTTTCGCCCTGTCAATTCGGACAGCGCCTTAAGGCTTGGTTGACCGTCTGTTGTGTAGTGATCTTTGTTTGATTTGTCTAGCAGCTTCAAAGCTTCAGATAATTTCATGGGATCCTTTACCATTAAAGGTTATCGATTGAGGTTAAATTTTTGACGTCTCTTGCGGTCTTGCCGGCTTTCATCGCCGCAAAAATATCAAGAGATTCAGCAGCAACTAAAACATTGTGTGTACCTGTACCGTCATCGGTAAAAGCGACAACATTAGAGCCGGCCAAACCATCGGCCTCGGTTGCGTGCAGAGTGAGGGTGTTTGCATCGGGCGCGTTAACCCAATAAAACGTGGCGTTATCCAGCTCGGCAGGCAGCGCGCCACCAGAATTAGAAAGTAAAAACGGCCCTTGACCGTCAATATATCCGTGAGTGGTTAAGTTGACAATATTGGTGGCGTTAGTGAAAGTTATTGCCGAGCCGGTGCCGGTCCCTGATAATCGGGTGGCTTGAGTGGCAAGAAAATTAAGAATTTTCTTACCGTACCGGGCGCGATCGAATTTACTGTAACGAATAAAACGGCGATATATAGACATAGTGCACCCATTGAAATGATTAAAAAAAGGGGAGAATAATCTCCCCTCGTTTTATCTCGCTTATGCTTCGCGAGTGATTAAGCGGGCAATTTTGACTTGCTTACGCTCTGGGTAGACTCGCTCCCAACTTCCAGCGTGGGCTAGGTTGTTGGTGGTAGCTGCGTTACTAGGGCCACCATTAGCGGCGGTGCCTGCGTATTTGTGGCCGGTAGGGTGTAGCATCCATTCCCATCGGTTGTACAGGATTTCTGAACCGCCACCGTTGCCAGAGTCAGGCTTACGTTGTACTTCAGTTGGCATGGCCGGATCACCCTGGCCAAGACGAACAGCGCCAGCGCCAAACAACCAAGTCTCATAAATATTTGAAGCTGCAGGTAAGCCATCATCAACAACAACCGCACGACCCAAGAAGGTCGGGATCCGCGTCAAACCCTGGGAATCAGGTACGAAATCGATCAGGTTGTTTTTCTGCATTCGATTGTAAACAATGGAGTGCACCATAACTAAACCTAGATCCTCCATTGAATCGCCCATGGTGACAGCTGCATCAAGGAAAGCGGCGGTGCTAAAGTCGGTGACGCCAGCGCTATATGAAGCGCCTTTGATATCGTTGGTCATATCATATTGAACGTGCTCTGTCCCGCCAGGGGCCGCATCATTGTCAGCAAACACGCCAGTCATCGTTGCAACAAAAGCAGCCTGCAACCGTCGCGCTCGATACTGCGCTACACGCTGAGCGATTGAGGCCATGGGGTCGGCACCGGACAGCGCTGAGGTCAAATCAGCGCTAGACCAACTTTGGTTTCGAGACAAGCGAACACCGATTTCTTGAGACGTTCCAAGCTTTTTTGGTGCCGAGTTTGCTGAGCCAGCTGTAAAGTCATCGTCTTCCGCGTCTGTCGAGACGTTTTCTGTGTCGTTGGTGATATCTTTAAACGATGGGACGTTAAAAGTAAGGCCGCCACCAGCAAGCTTGTTATTAAGCTCTTGGTCAACAACTAAGGCGCCTGAAGCGATAAGCCGGCTTTTTTCTTCAGTTTGTTGCTGAACGTAGGGTGAGAAAACTTCGGGTACAATTACGTCTGATAGTTGAGTGATAGCCATGAGTGTATACCTCCTGGGGTAATTTGTTGGCTAAAGAATTTAATCTTTGAGGCCGCCATCCCATGATTTAGACGCTCATTAAATTAGGCGCTAATCACTAGCGCCTAATTATTTTCAACCTATATAACAAACGGCAAGCGATCCGTCAACAGTTAGCCAGCGGCTTTCTTTAATTGTTCTGCTCTATTGGTTCCGTTTGCTTGGTCTTGCATTAAAATTTTACCTTGCTCGGTAAGATTGAATGTATCTTTTGCCCACGGGTTTCCAGCACCACCAGCACCACCAGCGCTACCGGATGCACCCGCACCTTGAGAGGCCGGCCACCAGTGGGGGCGCGTCTGTTTGATTTCGGTAAACCAAACCGAAGGCTCAACCCCAGGCGTAGCACCAACACCCTCCTTCGTCACTACGTTGCCCAGCTCGTCAATATCAAAAATGTTTTGACCGATAATCAATGCATCATCCATAGCAGTGTTGATGATTTTAGCGTTAACAGCCGCTTTCCTGATATGATCTTGGATCACTCGAGTTTTTTCTTTTTTCTCGAAATCACCAACTTTTGAGAACAGCTCGTCCCGCTCGCTAGTGAGTTGCCCTAGTTGACGCTCAAGCGGTGCCGTCTTGCTTTTAATTCGACTCTCAACCATCTCGTTAATTTTGTTTTCGTCAATGTTTCCGCCCGCCGCCGCCTCAAGCTCATCGAACCTGTCTAACTTTGCGAAAATCTCGCTAGGGTCAAGCTCACCGAAAGAAGATAGTTGACTTTTAACGCGCTTGTGGTCCGCTCTTTCCTTGCGCAAGCTTTCCTGAAGTCTGTTAACGTCGTTAACCGTCTTCAGCTCGCCAGCAGGGATAAGCGACCATCCTTCTTCGGTTTCTTTGTAAAGATGTTTAACTACTGCCGGGATATCATTTACATCACTGTATAATTCTTCGAACATATGGAATCACTCCGTTGTTTTGCGCTCATGCGCGGTTAGTTAGTTGGTCTATCGTTATCGTCTTGCCTGATGCAGAAACAAATCTATCAAGCGTGTATTTTCCACTTCTAAAAAGTTTTGCTCTTGTCGGCCCCAAGTATTCATCTTGAAAAGAAGTTGATTGTTCTTTTAGCCACTCGGGGAAAGAAGTGTCAGAGGGTACTTGTCCGATAAAATCACGTTTTCTCTTTCTTGCGAAAGTGTCAAACTTACCTTTATGGCCTCGCGGCAGCTCTCCGCGAGAACCAATTCGACCAAGCCCGTTATCTTTCGCGTACTCGTTTAGTATATCTTTTTCGACGCTCGCATCAAAGCCGCGATCCCCAATCACATCATACTCAAGAACCGGCACTCTAAGCGATCGACATCTAAAGTGTAAAGGCGGATACGGTCCTTCGCCCGTTTTAAAAATCTTCCCGTCATTACTAGCGCATTCTAAAGTCGTTCTACTATCAAGGGTAGCAATAAACTTCTCTTTCTTTATGATATCACTGTTAGCCTCATAGACTGCTTGCCTAGCTTCGTTTTGGATACCGCTATTAAGCGTAAGCAATACGCTTTCTAAATCCCTTATAGCTTTTCGCGAAGCGCCATCCTTATACTTTGCAGCTTTAGTTCCAACGATATCGCGTGCAATCTGGATAGGCGTCCTTCCTTGAATTACACCTATTTTTGCCGCCTTCAATAGTCGCCTAGCATCTGACGCTTCTGTATTTTGAAGCCAACCCTTCAAAGTATCACCTTCAAACGGTTGACTGTTAACAATAGCGAAAAGCTTATCAGCTGGCGGCATCTTTAAATCAAGCGCGACCGGCGAAGCTGTGGACACTATATTTATAGTAGTGCTAGCACTAGCTACAGCAAACTCTTTAAGTTCATCGTTTAGCGATTCGTAAATCTCAGACCAAGCAGGATCACGAAGCCCTTTAATTATAGCTTCAAGTTCCTTTTGCCACTTTCGCCCTGCTTTTCCTGTTAGCGTTCTGCTCCCATCGACGCGATCGATCATTCTAACGATCTCAGAAAAAAGATCATTTTCCGTTTTCGTTATGTGCTTGGCCAACTTTGCAGAAATCGATTCGCCATACTTGAGCATGAATATTTGGTGCTTTAAAAGCTCATCAAATATCTTTTCGTTAGCCGTCTTCATTGTCTAGCCCGCCGAACAGTGATGGAGACTCACTTTCGATTAACGCTAACTCCTCATCATAACCCTTGTCTGTGACGCCTTGCTTTTGCAAATAGCTATGTATGCTTTCGTTTGAGATTGGAGCGTCTAACGATTTCGCCTGAACCAATTCAACTAAAGTTTTCGAATTAAATTCAACTTCAGCAAATTTAAGGTTGGGGATCACTTTCACCTCGTCGGGGTTCGCTCCCATCCATTGGGCTAAGTCCTTCAACACCTTTTCTAATGCCGCCGCACCCGTCTTGGCTATCTGCGTATAGCTTGCCGTGATGGCTTCAATGCGAATCTTTAAAGATTCACCGCTAGACCTTTGGTTACCTTGCTCAGATATATTGCCGCTCATCGCCTCAGCTTTCTTATGGTCGTTCTCTAATGATTCTCGTTGCTCAGACAGCCCGTTAGAACTAACGCCTATGTATTTGGCATCGCCATTAACGGGCACGTTTATTACGGCCCCAGCGCCAACCCTTTGCGGTTGCTCTTCGTCGTCTAGAGAGCCAACTTTAACCAGGGTGTCCTGCCCTTGCATATGTAGCGAGTGCCTATAGTCGGCCTCGGCTTTGTATATAGCAATACACAACTGAGCCAGCGCTAAAAACGGCGGGCTATCTGTATTTGTTGATAGGTCCGAGGCGTTTACAAAAGTGAATGGTATGCTATCTAGCTTATCACCCATGTAAACCGGAGTTTCAAACGCAAGCCCTTTGAAATCGTTTTTGTCGGTGATCGCTGTTGCATACTTCCCTAAAGCGCTTGGCATCCCATACTCATCAGCGAGAGCAAGAACTCTAAACCTTTCTTTATGCGTCCACGTAAAGTCGTCATCCATTACCGGACCGGATTCATCAAGTACAACAAGGCGCAAATCAGCATCGTTTTCAGTTGCCGCCGTATCATCCCAATTTATTACTGATAGCTCGTCATAAACCGCTATAATCGGGCGAACACCGCCGACATCAACCTTTATATCACCAAGCAAGCCTAGACGCCCCGTTTTTAACTGCGATACGTTTATTTTCCTTAAAAGATCCGTTAGGGATTCGTTAAGTAGCGTCGCATTGTTTCGCATAGGCTCAAGCGCTTTAGGCAATTCAATTACCGGCTCTTGCCTAAACATTTTGCCGACCGCTTTCTCTACCGCTTTTTTAAAATAACCAGGGTAAACAGCTCTAGACAGATAGGCGTTATACGCCTCTGTTCCCACGGCACCCGCTTGAGGATACCCGTCAAGACGATGACTTGATTTTGGCGGCAGATATTTTGCTCCGCCCTTTTTTATCTTCTCCTCACCCTCTAAGCTGTCGTTACAAAGAAGCCACGAATCAAACATCTTAGAATATTCTGGGTGCACGTTTTGCTTGCTCATGTTTAAAAGTGTCCTGTCGTTGTGCTTGAAGAGAATCGGTCGCCAGCCGACAATATTACATACCTTACTTCATCGCCGCAATGGTCTTCAGCATCAGTATCAACATCGTCTAGATCTTTGTCATCTCGCGGTAAAGACGGCACCGTCCTTAAAAATCCATCTTGGCAATTCCTAAAAACAAAAAGACCAGGCGTTTCTCGTGGTCCGCCATCTTCTGGAGGTTGGGCGTTGTATATCGCCATTCTCAACTTTTCCCAGCCCTGCTTTCTTGATCCTGCCGATTTATTTGATCGCGTCCAAGTAACGCCTTTGTAAACGTTCCCGTTTATTTTCACTTTCTTGGCCATGTCAATCGCTATTGAGTTTCCATTCTCAACATCGTGTATCGAGTTGTCCGCCGGCCCCGGCTTTACTCTACCATACAAGCCTCTTTTCAATTCTCGCTGGATAATGCCTTTTGATATTTGTGACGCCAACAATCGTTGCCCCTTGTTCGGCGTGCCATTCCAACCATACCATTCATCTATCCTAAACAAATCGCCGCGCACTGTTGAACGCCAATCGCCATTATTAAGCTTTATATCACAACCATCGCTTTCAGCCCACCACCCAACAGAAAACGGGGCCGACGAACCCCAATCGAACGAGCGGAACAGTCTCCACGTCAAAGGTATCTCAAACTCTTCAACAATGTTATGTTCAGCGCTCCACACGTCATCGAACATCCCGCCGGACGTTATATCCCAATCCCCTTTTAGCCACGCTTTGCGCTTATTCTGGTCTTTAATGCTCTCAAGCTCTAAAATATACTCAGGAGGAAGGTATTTGTTTTCTTTGTATGATCCAAAAATTCTAACCTGAGTTTTCGTTATCTCTTCCCGTTGTTGTGTTCTTGGATTGAAAACGCTTGCTGTATTTTTTATTATTTTTCCAGCTGGCGCGACATCGATATATCTCTGCTTTACCCAATTATGCCCTACTCCATAAGGGTTTGTGGTGCTCAACCTAACTAGTGGGATTGGCGGTAAATCGCTATCGTGATCCTCTGACCGGTATGATGTTCTATTTATTGATTGCATCATATCAAATAGTTCAGGGTTAGGGTATTTTGTTAACTCGTTCCACCCTATGTATGGAATCTCCATGCCGTGAAAATTCCAATAGTCCGCTTCTTTCTTTGCGGCACGGAAAAGCAATTCCTCACCCGTTGGCCAAACCCATTTTAGTTGCCCTCCGCCTATAAACTTAGCGCCATCATTAAACTGTCGAAACCATCTTTTCGATTTCGCTATCAGGTCATCAAGGTTTTTATATTCTCGATCGAAAATAATTCCACGCCAAAAAGCGCCATAACCGATACCGACAAACGAACGAAAAAACATTAATTGGGAATCGGTTTTACCAGGGCCCCGCGTTCCATCTAACAATATATCGTTGCACGGGCAGCTCATCGCTAATGTTTGCGATCCTGGTAATGGCTCCCATATAACGTTATCTTCGTTCAACCGCCTTCATTCCATAGTTGAATCTTTGCGGCTTCAAGAGCGCCGATCACTTTCATCGTGTCATTAACCCGACAACTTTTAATGTGTATCTGTTTGTTTTTAAAAGCAAACACAATTAAGCTTTCAGGATTAAGCTCCTTAATCGATTCGATAATCTCTTTTACTTCATTGTCTACCGGCTCCGTTATGTTTGATATGTTACTCATCGATAGAGCCCTTAAGTTTTTCTTGTTGACCAACAGCCGAATCACTCCACTCGTCAACGCTGCCGATTGCAGGCACCCGCATAATCCCGCCCTTATGTTCTGTTTCCTGTTTCACTTCGTGTTTATCTGTTTGCCCTAACCAGTTTTTACCAAGCCAAACAAGCATGGTGGCGTTGCCATCCATTGCTGCTTTATATTGTCTTCTTCTTAGTGATGCTTTGCCCCCTGGAGCCTTTTGTTTTGAGTAGTCCGAAAAACCCTCAAAACCTTCTTTTTTCAAGGCGTTGTTTAACGTGTCGTAATCCATGCCTAAAACGGAGGCGCACTCCTCACCGGTACACTGAATTTGGCAAAGAGATTCAAGCGTTTTGTAATCAATTTCTTTTTTAGGGCGACCACCTAACGACAATCCTTTTTCTAGAATTTTTTTTGATTTCTCTGTGTAGGTTTTTTTAGTCACTAAAGAACTCTCCGGTGCCTTCCAGTGTCGCCTTGCTGCCTGTAAAATCTTGCCAGCGCTTTACTATTACGTCGCAGTATTTAGGGGCTAGTTCCATCATGTAGCAGTTCCGGTTGTTTTTCTCACAAGCAATCAAAGTTGACCCTGAACCGCCGAATAAATCCATAACGATGTTCTTATACTTGCTGCCATGCCTAATCGCCCTTTCGCACAACTCAATTGGTTTCTTTGTCGCGTGTTCCTCGCTGCGCCCAATTTTTCTCTGGATGCGCCAAACGTCCTGATATTCGCGATCACCTTCACGATTAGATGACTCGCTCGGCTTTCCTTTTTTGCAAACATGAATGAACTCGTGAGTGTATTTGTAGTCACTTCCTAAGCCGTGCACAACTTTATCCCATACGATCAAGTTGCTGAACTTCCATCTGTCTTTTAAGTGAGGTACAAGTTCGTGCGATCTTCGCCAGTCTAAGCACACATAAATAAACACATTATCTTTTGTAGCTAGATCATACGATGAACAAAAGTCACTCATGAACTTTCGCCACTCTTCATCAGTATAAGAATCATTAAACATATGGCTCAACCTGGTTGAGCCATTTTTTTTATTCCCCTTCCATAGCGTCCCGCCTTGCCCCGCTTGAGTTTCTGAGGTCATTCCAGTATTGTATGGCGGGTCAGTAAAAACCATGTCAGCCTTTTCACCATCCATAAGCCGCTCAACAGCATCGATGCTGGTACTATCACCACACATAAGCCGATGATCACCCAACAACCACACATCACCTAGCTTAGTCTTTGGTTCCTCTGGCAATTCAGGCACTTCATCTTCATCGGTTAACCCCTCTTCGGGCTCAAGCTCTAGCAACCCATCCAAAAAACTATCATCAAACCCCAACAAATCGATATTAAAATCCATATCTTGAAGTGCTTCGATCTCGTCTTTCAACATATCGAAATCCCAACCAGCATTAAGCGCTAGCTGGTTATCTGCGATAACATAAGCGCGTTTTTGTTCGTCGCTGAGATTTTCAAGAGTGATGCAGGGGACGGAACTCAAACCAAGCTCTTGCGCCGCCATTAATCGGCCATGCCCGGCTATGATTTGTTTTGATTCGTCGATTAGAATTGGATTGGTAAAACCGAATTCTTGGATAGATTCGGGTATCTGCTTGACTTGCTCGCCTGAATGAGTGCGGGAATTGTTGACGTATGGCGCTAAATCACTAAGCGCTAGCTCTGTTATCTGCATTTTTTCACCTATAAAAAATTCGCATGAATTTTAAACCGCCACGGGTTTAGCCGAATTATAAGCAAAAAAAAGCCCAGAAGACAAGGCTGGGCTATTAGATGCGCCGCGTTTCACGGCTGCGGGGTCGATATAGAGAATAACAAGAGAGGAGTTTTATACTATCGCTTATTTCCGCTCTGGTCAACAAGGAGTCTTAACATTGCGACGCATTCACCGACATCGCCTTTCACCTCGCCTATTTTTTGATTAACTTCTAGGCGAACTGCGCCTAAATTTTCTGAATTCTTAATGGCTTCGCTGGTTATTTTTGAATTGAGTTTATCAAGAAGGTCGTGCACCTGCGAGATCTGCCTATCTGTTTGTTCTATCATCTTTTCTTGATTTTCAACACGCTCCATTGTTACGCCGAGATCCGACTTTATCCCCTTGAACTCACTATTGCCGTGTAGCGTGTCCTCAATATCTCTTATAGATCTATCCAACATTCTAAAACTCCGTCGAAATAAAAACCCGGCAGCGCCGACAATTGCCCCGAGTATCATTTCCCCATTCTTTGCTGCTAAAGCAACCACAGTTGCCAAATCCGTCACAATCGCAACTCCCAACTAAAATTGTCCGTTTAATTTGTATCCTGTCTCAACGGTACAACAAACAAACGTTAAAAACAATAACCACGCAAACATGAATGCCAGCTGAATGGGTCTTATTGTGTCATGAGGCGACAAGAAGGGCAACCAGCCATTAGTGCTATTGCATCACATCAATTAGCCGCTGATGCTCCTCTATTCGTCGCCTGATCCGCTGCTTGATCTTTATCGCTGCTTTGACCTCGCGATTATTGGGATTGCATTTGACGCACAGTAGGTTATTTTTATAATAAATTGTTCCGCCACATTTTTTACATGCTGAATCTCTAAACGAATAATTCCCCATTTAAGCCACCACCGCCCATACATGCACGGGCCCCGGTAACGTTCCGATTGAGACGTGGTCCTGATAACGCTTTGCCGCTGGCGGACGCTCGTGGTTTTTTCCTGAAATAATTTTAACTTTGTTTTTTTTGTGCTTTTCAATAAAAGTGGTGAGTTTTATTATTTTATTGAAGTTGGGGCACGTTGAGTTTGCGCGATAAAGCATGCGTTCAATATAAAGCATATTTACAGCGTCAAAAATAAATGAAGCGTCTGGACAATTGATTGCTAATGTTTTCCTTAGCGCGTTGATTGCTCTAATCGTGTCGCTATACTTCTTGTCGTGACTATTCATAATTAAATTGACTGCTATTTTAAAATCGTCTTTATTTGTCATTATGACAACCTCGAAAAGTGATAGTGGATAATTGAAGATATTAGAGCTAGCGAGTTAAGGTTTGGATCTCCTTGCACTACTCCGATTGTTGCTACCACCAATATAGCGAACCAAATCAGGTTGTTAATCATCTTTCGCTTCTCCTTTTTCGTTTAACATTAATTTAGCCTCTTCCGCTCTACACTGATGACAAGCAGTTTTGCTAATTTGCAAGTCACCCCCGCTTATCTCTTCCCCGCATTTTTCGCAAACTGAAAAAGCCTCATAATGATCGCCGTCGTTTCCATTCTGCCCGATTACATCAATCCTGCTCATCATCTCTACCTCCTTCTCTAATTAGCTTCCCCACCGCCAAACTAACGCCGATGGATGTTAAGATATACAATGAAATTACAGCCCACATAGTTATGCTCCTATAATCCTGTGCCGCCGCTTCATATTCGACAATTCACGTTTTAAACAATCTAGCTCAATTTTAGCCGCGGTGCTTTTATCTATCAAAGGTAATAAATCTCTCTTCCCCGCTGCTAGCGCTTTCTTTTCAACTTCCGCTAAATCCTCTAACGCTTTGGTTTTAACGACTTGCAAGCTGGACCCTTTCACTACTTTTAAAGCCTCCCTCCTTGCGTCGATAATTGTTAACCCCGCGTCCATGGTTTCGTTAATCTCAGCCTCGGCTTTTTTCGCAATCTTCTCCAGTCGCTTAACTTCTCGCTCAACTGCGATTATAGCAAGCTCTGCCCCGTTTCTTAGTTCTTTCATTTAGCTTCCCTCGTTGATAGGCTCTACGCATACGCACTTATATGCCGGGCCACCCGTATCACCTAAATAGCTAACCATTAACGATAAGCCATAAACAAATAGAAATAAAACGGCTACCCTAAGTAAGTTGCCCATTATTTAATTATCCTCGTCTACATTTTCTACGCGCACACACTCATACACTCCGCCAAAATCAAAAAACATTGCTGACACCCCGTAACCAATACACCCCAGAGCCATCACTTTAATTAAAAAAACAATTACTTCCATTAACTTAACCATTATTTAATCTCTCCAGCTTCTAACAATTCAGGGTTTTCGTAAATGTTGCCTACTATTGTATAATTGTAAGGTCTATATCCTATTACATCACCGGCCACAAACTTATTTGAAGCGTAAAATATTCCGTGACAAAAGCTGACGAGTAAGTTGTCAAGCTGGTTCGAACACTTAACTATATCACCCTCATAAATTTCATTACCCTCACAATCTTTTAGCCCCGTGAATTGTAGGAACCGCATGGACAGATCTATATTACTGATTGTTTTGGTTTTGTGATGGTTAAATACAACCCTATGTGCACCTAGTTCGAAAGGTTCAGACATTCCAAGGCTTTCATCCCACACCTTAAATTTTAGCTGTCTTGGTTCTATGTTGTTAGTCACTTAATTGCTCCGCCATCAATATCAAAGCTGAACACCTTCGTATCCATTTACCTTTGCTTTGCTTTAATTCAAACAATAACTTTAATGCAATCAGTATTCATCCTGCATAGAGATCCGTCATTTAGTAAAATTAAAACGAGCCAGTCTCCACACGCACTGTGATCATCCACTAGCGGCCCCGACACAATCACGCCTTCTTCTACAGAAGTGCACAGAATACCGTTTTGCCATTTTTGACTTTTGAATTTACATCTTTTACCGATTAACATTTTTATAACCCCTAAACAGCCACAGCTTCATCGTTCAGCTTGATTGGCTCACAGTTGTAGCTAACATCGACTATGCGGCGGTATCTGATTTGGGACCCACAACCATTGCAATCAATTTCATCATCGTCCGACATTTCCCAGCTATCACGCACTTCGTAACCACAAAA